ATGGTCTGAAAACGAATCTTCGGAAAAGGAAACTGCAGAATGTGAAAATACTCTTACAGTATCAGTTCCGGCAGGAGACTTTGATGAAAGGCTTTTTTCAAACCTTGACCAGCTTATCGAAAACAAGGCTGTAATTCTGAAACACGCATTCAGAACAGACAGCCTTGAGTATCATGTAAATGAAAAGGAAATCGAATTTCCATGGTTTACACCTGAGGAGCCGGAGGACAGCAAAGCCTACTGCGAATTTATCTCAGCACTGATTGAAATGCTGAAAAATCAGAAGCGTGTGAACAACAAGCCTGAAACCACAGACAATGAAAAGTACACTTTCAGATGCTTCCTTCTTCGACTTGGTTTCATTGGCGCGGAGCACAAGCAGACGAGAAAGGTTCTTCTTAGAAACCTTGATGGTTCTTCTGCTTTCAGGCATGGAGGTGAGACAGAATGATTTCAGAAATGGAACTGAAAAAGCTAAGAGAAAAATATCCGGCCGGAACAAAGGTTGTTCTCGACCGGATGGACGATATTCAGGCACCGGCTCCTGGTACAGTCGGAACGGTTACGTTTGTTGATGATGCAGGCGGAATACACGTTTCGTGGGAAACCGGTTCATCACTGGCACTCATCCCTGAAGTCGATGTTTTCTATATACTGAGGGCCGGCGAATAATCGAGCCCCTCCTCCATTGTACACAAGTTTACCACAGGTTAGCAAGTATATCAAGGCTGTAAAGTACACAAGAAATCTGTGTATATACAGCCTTTTCTTCTGTACATTTAGCGGGTTGCTAATATCTTCCTTTAGAGTTAATATGTGTATACCGAAAGGGAAACAAACACAAAAACAACAACGGAGGAAAAGAAAATGAACGAAAAAACAATGGAGCAGATTGCAAACCTTAAGAACCAGACAATCGGGGTTGAGGTTGAGATGAACAACATCACAAGAGAAAAGGCCGCAAAACTTGCCGCAGACTTCTTCGGAACAGGAAGATGGGAAAACACAGCAAACCGAAACGGCTACCAGACATGGAGCGCATGGGACGGCGAAGGCAGAGAGTGGAAATTCCAGAAGGATGTAAGCATTGCAGGACCGGATGTTCAGAAATGCGAAATGGTAACCCCAATCCTTCACTACAGCGACATCGAAAACCTGCAGGAACTTATCAGAAAGCTTAGAAAAGCCGGAGCGGTAAGCAACGCAGAACAGGGATGCGGAGTTCACATTCACATCGGAGCATACGGCCACACACCGCAGACCTTAAGAAACCTCGCAAACATCATGGCAAGCCACGAAAGCCTTTTAGCAGACGCCTTAAAGCTTGACCGAGGAAGAATGAACCGCTACTGCAGAACAGTAAATCCAAACTTCCTTACAAACCTCAACAAAAAGAAACCGGAAACCATGGCGAAACTTGCAGACCTCTGGTACACAACACAGGGAGCAAACTACGGCAGAAACGCACATTACAACGACAGCAGATACCACATGCTTAACCTTCACGCAACCTTTACAAAGGGAACAATTGAATTCCGACTTTTCCAGTTCGATAACCCAACAGCAGAAAGAAAAGGCGGACTTCACGCAGGACAGCTTAAGAGCTACATTCAGCTTTGCCTCGCACTCAGCCAGATGGCCAAGCAGGTAAAAACAGCAAGCCCTAAAGAACAGCAGAAAGAAAATCCAAAGTTCGCAATGAGAACATGGCTGATGAGATTAGGTTTTATGGGCGAGGAATTCGCAACAGCAAGAGAGCACCTCACAAAGAACTTGGCTGGCGACCCAAGTTTTAGATTTGGCAGATAACCGGAAAAGCCACCGGCTTCCTCAAACCGAGGGAGCCACAAGGGTGGCGATGTAAACTACACAATAAACACAGCAGCTATTTTGTAGTTTTACATGCTTGATAGCGACCGGAATGTATGGTAACATACGTACTACCAAAAGGAGGAATGCAAAAATGCAGAAATTATATATCGCCTATGGAAGCAACCTTAACATCAGACAGATGCGATTCAGATGCCCTACGGCTCAGCCGGTGGGAACAGCAACCATCAAAGATTATCAGCTTCTTTTCAAAGGAAGCAAAACAGGTTCATACCTTACAATCGAAAAGAAAGAAGGCTCAGAGGTTCCGGTTGGAATATGGGCTGTAAGCGAACAGGACGAGATGTACCTTGACCGCTACGAAGGATATCCGAGCTTCTACTACAAGACAGAAATGAAGCTTGAGATAAAGAGCTTCAGCACCGGAAAAATCCTGAAAAGAAAAGCATTCGTGTACATCATGCACGAGGACAGAAAGTTAGGACTTCCGAGCAGGAGCTACATTGAAACCTGCATCGACGGGTACAATGATTTTGGATTTGATGATGAATATTTATGGAACGCTGTAAAAGCCAGCAGAAAGGAAGATTAACATGGAATCAGCTGAGAAAAGAACCCCAAGACACTGCCCGCTTTGCGGAGCAGAATACACTGAAAGGCCAGCCCTTTCAAGAACGGACGGAATCACAGAAATATGTCCGGACTGCGGTACAAGACAGGCACTTGAGGATATTGGAATTTCTGAAGAAGAACGTGAAAAGATTATCTCAATCATCCACAGCCGAGGAGGTAACGCAGAATGAAAGTTATAGTAGTCGAACCGATGAAAGAACCTTACCTTAAGGAAATTGATGGATCACTTGAATCCATGCATGAAATCGTAGGCGGATACATTGAAGCAACATATCCTTTCGATGACGCTTTGGCTTTGGTTTGTGACGAAGAGGGTGTCCTCAAGGGATATCCGCTGAACCGCACGATTACGCCTTACATGACCATCAGCGGAACGTTCTTCCTGTGTGGCCTTGGTGAAGAGGACTTCGAGAGTATTCCTGAAAACCTCATCGAAAAATACCTTAACAGGTTCAGAGCCATTGAGGTTTTCGTTTAAAATCGGGGCCACAGCGCCCCACAAACCCGTTTGTTTTTGTTTTCCTATTGTTTTCCCAATAACAGAACAGGCCCTTCAGCGCAAGCTGTGGGGCTTTGTTGCGTGGGTATAAAATACACACAATCATGGCTTCAGATTGTGTACATTTAGCGGGTTGCTAATATCTGGTTTCAGAGTTAATATGTACATACCGAAAGGGAAAACAAACCAAAAACAAACGGAGGAAAAAACAATGACAAACATTATTGAAAGAACAAGCAAGGTTTACATCGACTGGACAGACGGAGAATACGAATACACAATGAGCCTTACAGGACGCGAGGCAAGAGAATTCGAAGAAAGCTACGCTGAAGACTACGCAATCGAAGAAGCCGCAGAACAGGGCAAGAACTTCGAAGAGGTTTTAGGAATCAGCTACGAAACAGAATTCTACGACAACAGCGAAGACGAAAAAGAATACTGGATGGAATTCAACAGAGAAGACTAAAGGCCGAGGGGGGCGGAAGCCCCCAAAGCCCGAAAGGGGTGAATGCAACGATGCGGTATAAGCCGACAGAATTTATGGCAGAGGATTCGAAGTACAGCAAGAAGCATGCTGACTACGCAGTAAACTTCATAGAGTGCCTCAGCCACACGAAAGGCACATGGGCAGGAAAGAAGTTCGAGCTTCTTGACTGGCAGGAACAGATAATCAGAGACCTGTTCGGAATACTCAAGCCTAACGGATACAGGCAGTTCAATACAGCCTACATCGAGATACCAAAGAAGAACGGCAAATCAGAACTTGCCGCCGCAGTTGCACTCCTCCTGACCTGCGGTGATTTTGAAGAACGTGCGGAAGTATATGGTGCGGCTGCTGACAGACAGCAGGCATCGATAGTTTTCGAAGTTGCCGCTGACATGGTACGAATGTGTCCGGCACTTAACAAACGAGTAAAAATACTTGCATCGCAGAAAAGAATCGTCTACCCCCCGACAAATTCTTTTTATCAGGTTCTTTCAGCTGAAGCCTACAGTAAGCATGGCTTCAATATACATGGTGTTGTTTTCGACGAACTTCATACTCAGCCAAACAGAAAGCTGTTTGACGTAATGACAAAAGGCTCCGGTGATGCAAGAATGCAGCCTTTGTACTTTCTCATCACCACAGCCGGAACGGACACTAATTCCATATGCTACGAAGTGCATTCCAAGGCTAAGGATATTATCGAAGGAAGAAAGCATGATCCTACGTTTTATCCTGTAATCTACGGAGCAGATGAGTCTGAGGACTGGACTGATCCTAAGGTGTGGAAGAAAGCGAATCCGAGCCTTGACAAGACCATCGGTATGGAAAAGGTTGTGGCGGCATGTAACTCTGCCAAGGAAACTCCCGGAGAAGAGAACGCATTCCGTCAGCTGAGACTTAATCAGTGGGTTAAACAGGCAGTAAGATGGATGCCAATGGACAAGTGGGATAAGTGCAAAGTCAAATTTGATGAAACTGAACTTGAAGGACGAGTCTGCTACGGTGGTCTTGACCTTTCAAGCACAACGGATATAACTGCATTTGTCCTCGTCTTTCCTCCGCTTGACGAGGATGACTGCTATTATATCCTGCCTTATTTCTGGATACCGGAAGAAACAATTTCCCTCCGAGTCCGCAGAGACCACGTTCCTTACGATGTATGGGAACGGCAAGGGTTTCTGCAGACCACAGAGGGAAATGTAGTTCATTACGGTTTCATAGAAAACTTCATCGATGAATTAGGCACGAGATATAATATCAAGGAGATAGCGTTTGACCGATGGGGCGCTGTTCAGATGAGTCAGAATCTTGAAGGTCTGGGATTTACAATGGTCCAGTTCGGACAAGGTTATAAGGATATGAGTCCTCCGACCAAAGAACTGATGAAACTGACACTTGAGAAGAAGATAGCCCACAACGGTCATCCTGTTCTCCGATGGATGATGGATAATATTTTCATCCGGCGTGATCCTGCCGGCAACATAAAAATGGACAAAGAAAAATCCACCGAAAAAATCGATGGATCTGTTGCAACGGTTATGGCTCTCGACAGGGCTATCAGGTGTGGATGCGAATCTGCTGACAGCGTTTATGATTCGAGAGAGATGATATTGCTTTAGCTCTACAAACTGTGAGTTGTCATTAAGATAAATCAGAATTTGTCAATCAATAAACATCCATTTTATGGAGTGGACGCAATGGGAACGAATTTTAGAAATAGCATTCATTGCAGTAATTGTTCCATTATATTTGAAAGTGATGATATTTTGTTCTACATTATCAATGTGCTCAATTTCAAAATCCCACGCCCCATTATGGTCTAATACTCTTATGCAAAATAAAGTAAGCTCATGGAGGTCGCTTTCATCGGGAGCAAATACAATTATTTTTGCATTTTTGAAATGATTTGGATTTTTTTCATGAGCCGGATCCCACCATTTTTCCCATGCTTGATTATCGTAATATGAAAAGGGTTTCATTCTTTAACCTCCATAAATTCATATTTGTAAGGCTCTTTCAACCTTACACTTTTAATAAATTATATCATCAACCATTAATACAAGTCAACCACGAAAGGAGCTCTCCATGAGTATTTTTTCAGGACTTTTCAAGTCAAGAGACAAGCCGAAGGACAGTTATGACA